GGAAATGGATGTTCAAAAAATTCATCTACTAATTCTGTCATACTACGTCTTATAAATAATTTTTTAGAATTAACAATAGGCCCAAGTGTTGTTTCCAATCTATCTTCTTTTTTTATACCACCCGGAGGTTTAACGCCTTTGAATATACCCGGAATAAGTCTTTTATCACTATGAGCAAGTCTTGTTACCATATCTCTTACCATTTCTTGAGCAGCTACTGTTTCTATTGTAGCTCTGCGTACAGGAGAGTATTTATTAGCCATATCTACAATTATCTGTGGTAAATCAAATGTAGGGATACGTTCACGGAAATATTCCAATACATAACGATTTTTTTCTTTATCCATAGCCATAACCATTATTACTTGGAAATCTGATGTATTTGTAGCTGTTGCTGCTATATCAACTCCAATATAAACATTAACAGGTATCATTTCATCTGTAGTAGCTAAATAAGCCATTCTATCTATTGATTTAAATTCATGAGCATGATATTGTATTCTATCTATTTTAAATGCTGCAGTAGATACATCACGAGCATCATTCATATACTCTTGAGCAAATTTATTAACTAAACCAGCTTCTATAAATTCTCTTTTCTTAGCGGCTAGCTTTTCTTTTGAGAATTGTTCTGGCCATATAGGTTTATCATTTTCAATAGCTCTATAAAAAGTTAAATCCCAAGGATATGTTCTACCATTATCTGTAGCTTCATTATATCCATCATAAATCATTTGTAAAAAACTATCAAAGTGTACAATAGTACCACATAACCATATCCAACCTTCTCTACCAGCAGATTCTTCTAATGCAGGATATATAGTAGATACTACCCATTTTTTAATTTCAGCTCTACGTTCTGGTGTTTTAGTATTTAATTCAGATTCAAAGTCATCAAGTATAATACCAGTATAACGTACATCTAACTCAGAACGACCACGTAAGCGCTGTGAAGTACCTTTTGCTATCATTCTATCGCCTTTAGCAGTTACAATATCTTTTTCAGTCCAACGATTACCATATGTATCTCCAGCCATATCACCAAAATAGTATCGAATAAACTTATTTACTTCTAAATGTGTCTTAATATATTTTAAATGGTCAATAGCTTGACCTTGTTCTTCAGCAATCCAAGCAATAAACTGCTGTTCTTCTTTAGGGCTAAATAACATTTTATGTAATATAGCTGCTTTTGACAATATAGACTTACCAAAACCTCTAGGAAGAATATTACATATTCTAGCTCCGGGTTTAGTACTAATTAATTTTTTAGCTATTAACTTATGAAACTTTGGGGAAGTACTTTTATTTAAAAAGTCTTTTGGTAAAAAAGCCCTACCAAAATAAAGTAAGTCTTTATATGAATTAGCTAATATTTCATCAGCTTCCTTCATTTGAGAAGGAGAGGGGTTTATGTTAAAATTATTGACTTTATCCAACTTGTAAATTTATATATACTATAACAAACGGGTACTGTTAGTATTGGGCTTACCGGTGTTAGGTATACTATCACCATTATTGTTTTCATTTTTTTTCTCCTTTTTCTTTTCCTTTTTTTCAACTACATCTATATCTAGCCAATCACTAAACCAATTTTCTTTCATGATAACCCCACTATATTATTATTTTTACTAGTATTGGCAAATATCAATATATCGTCATCTCCAAAGACCGAATGACAATGAATGCAGTAATAACTTCTTGGTTTACCATATTCTTCAAATATTACCATTTTATCTCTATTAGAAACACTTCTATCACATACAAAACATTTTTTACTGCTAGTAATAACTACAGGCATGTTTTCTATGGATACGTCACTAAAGCCATCTTTAAGCAGGGTCTTTTTCTCCATGAGATATTAACTTTACACTAGCTCCACCTAATTGAGCTAATTTTTCTTTACTAAATCCTTCAAATACAGCAAGAGACTCTGTTTTCTTTTCTTTTGGGAACATACCAGCTATTTTCATTAACATCTCCAATGCTCTAAGTTTATCGGAATCTCTAGCTTCATCTCTGTCAACTATTACTTTTGCTTTCTCAAGTAAATAGTCTTCGTCTATACCAACTTTTTGCATAGACTGTTTTATTTCTTCACTAACCAATTTACTAACCCTTTCTGTTTTAAGCAAGGCTGATGCTTGATTGTTAGCATAATCCTCTTTATTTGTAGGATATACTTTTAAATATGCTTTTGTAGGATTCATTCCTTTTGCAACATATTTAGCAAACAACCTTTCTCTTCTTGATAAATTTGTTTTATTAATCCTATGCACATTACTACTTTCATACCTAGATAAACTATATATGTTTTTAGGTGGTAAACCGGACATTAAGTGTTTACGCTCTGTATGTCTAGTTCCTAGTATTGTAGTAACTAATTCACCACCACCTTTCATTGGTAAGCGCTTTATTATTCTACAAACCTGACCATCATCAGTCATAGTCCATGAATCTGTAGGTGCATCACGCCAATTATCATATATATAGTCATCAGGGTATATTTCCCTAAATTCATCTACATCTTCAAAAGCAGGCTGTTTAACACCCTTTACTAATTTATACCGCGCCACTACCGACCTTATTACTTCTTATTTCTTAGCTTTATTAGCATTTTTTCCTCCGGACGCGGTTGTGTTGCCGTTTATTTCCTTTCCCCATAGAAATGTTTTACCATTTACTATGTCGACAACCTCTAAACGAAAATCTCCATTAGGAAACCAATCAACTACTCCAAAGGCATGAGCCCAGTTAACCTGTCTATTATTTAACCACATATTTGTTTCACTAGACATATCTTTTAAACAACCCATTGAAAAGGCATGATGAGCGCCATCTACATGAGTAACGCCAGCACGTTGAACATCGTGAGTATGTCCATATACTATATTCTTACCTAAATTCATAGTATGTTGCCTAGTATGGTTAATTGTAGAGTAATGACCACCATGATAGAAGTATAACTTACCTATACGCATGAGCTTTCCATAAGGATAGTACTTATACCCCCTATTATCCAGACTCATAATATTTTTATACTTATATTTATCCAAATATGGATATTCTTCTACAAACATATTTAGCCAATT